CGTCTTTGTGGTAAAAGTTGATACCCCCTTCATACATAACGCCTTCTAAGTAAGCATTACCATAAGTAAAGTAATCGTCTGCTAATTTTTTGAATACATCTTTTAAAGATTCACCGCTAACATTTACATCAGCAATAAAATCTTTTAACGACTCGTTTTCTGTCTTAAATCCACTACCCGTTGTAAAGGTAGTCTTCTGTGCTAAAACAGAACGATGTGTAGATGAATGTCTTTTAAGGTCAGCTAGATACTGAGGAAAAAGATTGTCTTTTCCAAAAGGAATATACTCTTCTCTTACCCTGTCTATTTGCTTTACCTCTCTATCAACACTTGGTGTGCTGATGTTTACAAAAGCGTACTTGGTGTTAAAACTACTCTTTGTCTGAGTCTGCTTTAGCTGACTTTGCTTTTGCTTTTGTTTTCTTTTGTTTTGCATCTTCTACTTTTATTACAAGGTCGTTATCACCTCTTTCATAAACGGTTTTCATTTGCTCTTGAGTAGCACAAGACCAATCAACAGGTTTTGCGCCTTTAAAGTATGATACACCTTTTTTTAGCGTTGATTTATACATACAAAAATATATTAAAAAAAGTAAAGAAAAGGGGGGCTGCCCCTAATCTTTTACCTTTAATTATTATTACGAAATTGTAACTGTTCCATCTGATGAATCAGGTGTAAATGTTCCTGTAAATGCTCTAGGAAGCTCTCCTGACTGACAAGTGATAGTTACGGTTACTCCGTTCTCATCACCCAAAGCTGCTCCTGTTCCACCCTCGATAGATGAAATAGTTGCAAACATTTGTTGATTTGCTATATCATCGTCTAATTTGTATTCCTTAGAACATCCTATAACATAAGCAACATCATTAAAATCTTGAACAAAGACCATCAATTTTTGATTTCTAGCTGATTCCAAAGCTCTTAGGTGAGCAGAAGAACAGTTAGGAACATAAAAAGAAACAGTATGTTCAAACATAATTGTTCCCCCTTCTTTAGAGCCATTTGTGCTTAAAGAACCTGTACCTTGCTTTAAATCAAAAAGCTTTGCATCTCCAACTCCTCCAACAGCAGAAACAGCATGGTCTCCACTGTCATCAAAAGTAACACTTGTCGCATCCGAAAAATCAGTAATCGCTATATATCGTAAACCACCTCTTAACTCTAAGTCTGTGTGATTTACTCCTAATGCTTCTATTGCCATTTTATTTTGGTTTTATTGTGTTAAAAATTATTAGGGGGAGTATTTCATCCCCCTAAATTAAATTACGCCATGTTATCAGGTGTGTAGTAAACAGCTAATTTGCTGTCTTTTAAAGCACATCCGATAGAGTAAGCTACTCTAAAGCGGTATTCTTTGTTATCATTTGAATACCATTGCTCAACAGAGTTCATATCGAAATCAGTTGCAACAACGAAAGCATCTTTAGTAGTTAACATTGCTCTGTGAGTTTCAGCAGCGTTAGAAGCACCGTTAATGTTAGCAACATTAGCAGCGATAGCTACATCCCAATCTCTACGAACGATGATAGGAATACCTCTGTAAGTTAACTGAGGAACACCATTTACCATAGCTCCGTAACCCGCAGCAGCAAAGTTAGAAGATTCTAAAGTTGCAGCCATATAATCATCAGCGATATCACCTGATACAAAGTATGCGTGATTTCCTGCTTCTAATAATTCAGGAGAAGCAGCATCATATAATCCTTTAAGAACTTCAAGTCCTTTTCCTGAAGCTAAAGCAGCGTCAGAGCCTTGAGAAATAGTATCTCTGTTGATTTTGTTTGCTGTTACAGCGAAAGCTGCATCGAATAAACCATCGAAATCACCGAAAGCACCTGATGCAGAAGTATCAGATAACCAAAGGTGCTTGTTGAAGTCAGACTTAACACCTGCTCCAATCATCTCTAATAAAATGTTTTTTACAACAGTTCCTTCAACATTATCAAAGTCGTGTCCACCTTTCATAAGTTGACCTTTGATTTTGTTGTATAAAGAGTTTCCTGCAAAAGCTACTTCTGCCTCTCTACGAACAGGAGTAATTGTTACAGTTTCACCAATCTCTCCTGACTCTCCTGAGAAAGCACCTGAAGAGAAAGCGTTAGTAATTCCACCGATTGCCTTAAATTTGTCAATAACAATAGTTCCTGACACATTAGGCATAATGTCCATGTAGTTCATGTACTCTTGACCCATGAATAAAGGCTCAAGAATGTACTTGTTTACATCATATTTGTTTACCGTAGGTAAACTTGCACTTGTATAAGTTGCCATAATTTCTTAATTTATTATTTTAATAATGATTTTGCAAAAACATCCCACTCATTAACTACAACATCAGCTTCGTTAATTGCAGGGTCATTATCTGCTTCTACTTTAGTTTCAGTAGCGTTTAATTTTGCTAATTCAGCTTCCATTTCAGACACCTTGTTTTCTAATTCAGAGATGCAAGTCTCTTTTTCAGAAATGATAGATGTAAGCTCTTCCTTTTCGTTTGATAAGTCTGTAAGTTTATTTACAATCTCCTCGTTGTCAGAAAGAACAACTGATACTTCTTCTTTAGCAGGGGCTTCAGCTACTACCTCACCCTTAACAGCGTTAATGATTTCCTCTTTAACACCGTTGAACCAAGATTTTAATTCTTCAGTCATTTTCGTTTTCTTAATATTATTAATTAATTGTAATCTGTTGTTAACTTCTTTACTGTCCACATTAGTAAACTTAGAGAAGTCAAAACTAGCCGCTACCTTGATTGGCTCTGTTATTGTATCAATAAAGCCCATCTCCTTAGCTTCTTGACTTGTCAGCCAAGTCTCTTTATCCATCATGCTAGAAATAGTTTCCTCAGACAACTGAGTCTTGTTAGCGTAGATGTTTATTAGTTCTTGTTTGATTTTATCAAGTAAGTCAGCAGTCTTACGCATATCATCAGCCCCACCCATAGACTTGCCAAACGGATTGTGAATCATAAAAAAGCCATTTTCAGCCATCTCTATATCGTCTCCCGCTAAAGCTATAATACTAGCAATAGAAGCAGAAAGACCCTCAATCTTTACTTTAACATATCCTTGATGTGAACGAAGAACATTGTAAATTGCAAGTCCATCAAAAACGCTTCCCCCAACAGAGTTCATACGAATTGTAATATCTTTGCTACCTACTGACTTTAGGTCGTCAATAAATTGTTTAGCAGATGTTCCGTAGTCTCCTATCTCATCATAGATAGAAATTTCTACAACTTCTGCTTTGTTCTGAAAATCATACCAATTATTCATTCTGCAAAAATATACTTATTAAATGCTTTGATTGTGAAAAAGTTGCAACTATTTTCTAATATTGCTATCAAACCTAAAACTTTTCTTCTTTCCGTAAACTATGTTTCTTGCAGTTCTATCAGAAATATCATACTTTATAGACAAATCCATAAATGTATGAGTAGAGTGTCCTTTGTTTTCTTTTAGTATTTTAGAAAAGTCAGAAACCACCATATAGTCTCTTAGTCTTTTTGGCTCAATAAGACCTCGTTCAGCTAGATATATCAAAACATTTTTTATTCCTGCGTCTTCAGAATACTTAGCCTTTAAATCGTTGTAAACTTTGTCTATAAACTCGTTAACGATTTCTAGCTTATTTTGTTTTATCATACGACAATATATGAAAATGTTGCAAAAATAATAATTTACTTACTAACAGTTTACTAACAACCCAATGTTAAAAAGATGCTTGCGCTTCTAGTGAGCTAACTCTTCCTTGCGTCTTGGTAACATCACTTTCTACCATAACAACTTTTGAGCTTCCTCCTCCGCTTACCATCTGCTGTATGCTTCTTAACTCTCCTCCCATAGCAAACTTCTCTCCTGAGTTTATCAGTCCGCCATCAGCAAACTTAACACCATTACCGTTGTATGAGTTTATAGCAGAAAGTAATGGTCTAAACCTAGCTGTTGAACGCTTGTTAATTATAGCCTCTCCTCCTTCTGCCTCCATGATTCTACCACCTACTGCAAACTTAACACCTCCATTTGCGTGTGATGCTCCTTCAAACATTCCGCCATTGGTCAATCCACCTTTAGCAAATGTCCCCTGAGTTTCTACTTGAGAGCTTCCTCCGCCACCAACACCGATTAGATTATTTATCATAGGTGTTACTATTGACTTCATTCCTAAACCCAATGCTAGTTTCGCAAAGAATGGTATTGTTTTATCCTCAAACATAGAAGCTAAAGCGTTAAGTAGTATTTCATTTATCTTAACTGTTAAAACGCTTGCAAAAGCTTCCTCTACACTTTGTGCGCCCATTATAGCATTTTCAATAAGCTGCTCCCCTTGCTTTTTATTGGCTTCTGTTGTTTTTTCTGTTGCAAGTTTTTTCTTACCTTCCAACTCAATCATAGCTTTACCTGCCGCATCATGAGCAATAGACATTTGACCTACTAAATTTCTTTCTGCATCATAAGTAGCTATTTTCATGTTGAATATAGCTTCGTTTAATTCAGCTTCAGAGGCTATTCTTCCATCAACATAATCTTTCATCAAATCAGCTTCTTGTTCTTTTATTTCAGCATCTAGTTCCGCCATTCTATCTTTTATAAGAGCAGCGTAGCCCTCTCCGATATTTGCTTCAGGAATACTAAAGTCAATTTTTTCCTCCTCTACACCAAGCTCTTTTAACGCCTTTATCTGCTTTTGTATCGCTAATATTTGTTGATTTGTTTGTAATAACTCTTTCTTACCACTCTCTGTTAAATGTTCTCCTATATCTACTAATTCTTTCTGTCTTTCTTGTAGTTTTTCAAGCTGCCCACTAAGTGTTGAAGCTGCCTCAGCCTGCTGATTTTTTAATTTCTCTTCCTCATCAGCAGCCTCTTTTTCTTTATCAATCTGCTGTTGTATCAACTCTTTTATTTGAGTTAGTGCTTCCTTTCTAGCCTCAATATCATCCTGCAAAGACTCCCTTCTTGCCTTGCTATTTTTAGTTAAAAACCCTTTAAAAATAGAATCTTCCATTTTTTGTAAGGTTCTTTCGTAAATCATTACTTCTCCCTCAAGTTCTGTCATCTCTTGCTTTAATGCTTGAGAAAGTTTTAAGTCAGGGTCTTCAGATAATCGTGCTTGAGCATCTGACTGAATCCTGACAACTGTATTCATAGTTTTATCTGAGGTAGATAGTAGCATAT